AGGCCCGCAATAATTACGTTGTTGGGCGACGCCGGTTTAGGTAAAACGTCAACGGCAGCAACCTTTCCCAATCCTATTTTTATCAGGGCTGAGGACGGGTTACAGTCTGTACCAGTTGATAGAATGCCGGACGCGTTCCCGATTATTGAAACCGTAGATAATTTGTGGGATCAATTAAAATCATTAATACGTGAAGAGCATGATTATAAAACGGTTGTCATTGATTCGGTTACAGCACTGGAGCGCCTTTTTATTCATCACATTGTAGATACAGACGACAAAAAACCAAAAAGTATTAACCAAGCCTTAGGTGGTTACGGGGCAGGACTTAGCGCTGTTGCAACACTTCATCAGCGGGTTAGGAAGGCATGTGGTTATCTTAATGAAAAGAAGGGTATGAACGTAGTTTTTATTGCGCATGCGGACACGGAAACTATGGATCTTCCAGACCAAGAGCCGTATACTCGCTACACCATGAGGTTAGGCAAAAAAAGCCAAGCGCCGTACACGGACGACAGCGACGTGGTAGGGTTTTTAAAACTAAAAATGTTTACAAAAGGCGACGACGGAAAGAAAAAAGCAATAAGCAACGGTGATCGTGTAATTGACTGCACGGCCTCCGCAGCAAATGTATCTAAAAACAGATACGGAATAAAAGAATTATTGCCGCTTGAAGAGGGGGTGAACCCCTTTAACGGCATAATTAAATCATTAAACTAAACTAAAAAAGGTAGAACAATTATGAAACTTTACAAGATGGTGTTTAACTTTACAATTCAAGAGGGGCAAGGCGACGAGTATTCACCGCCGAAACCAATCTCAGTATCTGTTGCTGAGAACGTGCCAAAGGGGGTGTGCCCATTAAGGCATATGGCTGCTAGGATTTCAGAGGAGATAAAAAGACAGGACAGGTCTATCGATCTTGACTACAAAGATGAGGATAAAGAAGATCCGCTAGATATTGTGGTTCCGTTTTAATCATTAAACTAAACTAAAAAAGGTAAAGCATTATGAGTAATTTTTGGGATATGTCAGACGGCGAGTCTGTTAGTAACGACGGTAATTTTGAGATGGGTGGCGGTAATTTTGAGCCAATTCCCGACGGCACTACTGTTAACGCAATTTGTACGGATGCACAATGGTATACCTACGAAGATACACCAGAAGTAATTTCTTTAAGTTGGGAAGTTTTAGAGGGCGATTTTAAAAGCCGTAAAATTTTTCAAAAATTAAAGGTTAACGAGAGCGACCCTAAGAAGTCAGATAAAGCCAAGAAAATGCTGGCGGCTATTGATGCAAACGCTGGCGGTCAATTGTTTAAGCTTGGCAAAAAGCCGGAGGATATTGACCTAGCCACTTGCTTGGCTAATAAGTCTATGTTATTAAAGCTTGGCGTTTGGGATATGAATGATAAAAAAGGTAATTGGGTTATGGCTGTAGCGCCATCTGGTACGCCGGTTAAGCAGCCGGTTGCGGCTAAAAAGCCTGATAGTTTTGATGATGATATTCCGTTTTAGCAAATAATAATAATCTTGCCGCTTCGGCGGCTTTTTAATTTATGGGTGATGATATGATTAAACAAGGCACAGAAGAATGGCACAAGCAGCGTGTAGGCATGATAACCGGCTCGCGTGTTGGAGCAATACTAGGATTAAACCCGTGGTCTAGCCGCGATGACGTTATGCGCGAAATGGTGCGAGAGTATCACGGAGCTGAAAAAGAATTTATCGGCAATGTGGCCACGGAACACGGGAAAATAAACGAAGCTAATGCTATTTTTGAGTTAGAGATAGAGCACGATATTGAGGTTAAAGAAACCGGTTTTCATATCCATCCCGACTACCCTTGGCTTGGGGCTAGTCCTGACGGGCTTATAGGTGATTCATGGGTAGCAGAAATCAAGTGTCCGTATGGACTACGAAACGATAAGGATCCTAAATTTAAAACATCGATAGAGCAGCCACACTACCTAGCGCAAATGCAAATAGAAATGGCTTGCGCAGGGAGATACAGTTGCTATTTTTACCAATGGAATCAATATGCCAACAAGCTAGAAGTGGTTTATTTTGATAAGGAATGGCTAGACGAAAACCTACCTAAACTGCATGAATTTTACCTAGAATATTTAGAGATCATTAAAAACCCCGGCGAATACATAGAGGATCTTGTTCAGCTAATTCCAGAGAGCGTTTACGCCGACAATTACATTGCGGCTAGAGATAAATTGGAAGAGGCAAAAGCGGATTTAGAAGAAGCCAAAGAGCAGCTAATAAAACTAGCTAATGGCAAAAAAACAAAAATAGGAGATTTATTGATTTATCCTATTGAGCGTAAAGGATCTATAAGCTATGCTAAGGCTATAAAAGATCTAGCGCCCGGTGCAGACCTTAGCGGCTATACCGGCAAACCTTCAACCTCGTGGGGTGTTAAGTAAATGCTGAGAGACTACCAGCAAGAAGCCGTAGAAGCCGCGCAAGCGGAGCTATCCAGATGCTATGAGCCGTGCTTGATAGAGGCGGCCACCGGTAGCGGCAAGAGCCACATTATTGCCGCTATAGCACACTGGCTTCACCAAAAATCAGGAAAAAAGATTTTGTGTTTAGCCCCATCCGCCGAGCTTGTCGAGCAAAATCACGAAAAATATTTACAGCTAGGCGAGAAAGCTAGTATATACAGCGCGAGTATACAAAAAAGTCTGCGCCATGATGTCGTTTTTGGGACACCTATCACTGTGTTAAATGCTATTTGTCGTTTTAGGGATAAGTTTGCAGCGGTAATTGTTGACGAAGCGCACGGTATAACGCCAACAATAAAAACAATAATAGACGAGTTAAGATCAAAACATAAAAATCTAAGAGTGTTAGGTTTGACTGCAACTCCCTACCGTATGGGAACCGGATATATTTATCAGTATGATGAAACCGGAAAGCCAGTGCCTGAAACGCAAACGCATGAGCCGTATTTTAACAAACTTGTTTATAGTGTTGATGCGCCCTATTTAATATCAAAAGGTTATCTAAACCCGCCGGTATCTGAATGCACAAACACGCACTACGACACAAGTAACTTAAAGCTTGGCAACGATGGCAAATATACGCCTGACAGCGTCGAGGGCGCGTTTGTCGGAAAGGGTAGGCTAACGGCTGACATAGTCGCGGACGTTGTAGAGCGCTGTAAAAAACGCCATTGCGTCATGTTGTTTGCAAGTACTGTGCAACACGCTAACGAGATCATGGAAAGCTTGCCAAAGGAGTTGTCTAGGATTGTAACCGGCGAGACTAAAAATAAAATACGAAAGCAAATAATAAAAGACTCTCGCGAGGGTAAAGTTAAATACTTGGTAAGCGTTGGCGCACTTACAACGGGTGTCGATATACCTAGGGTGGATGCGATCGCAATACTCAGAGCCACAGAGTCTGCAAGCTTGTTGCAGCAAATAGCAGGACGCGGAGCTAGATTGTGTCCAGAAATAGGAAAGACTGATTTTCTATTTTTAGATTATGCAGAAAACATAGAACGCCATTGTCCAGACGGTGATTTATTTAACCCTGAGATTAAAGCCTCGTATCAATCAAGTGGCGAGCATCTAGTAAGTGCCAGATGCCCTGACTGTAACACTGTTAATGAGTTCGGCGGACGAAAAAACGATGAGGGTTTTGAGGTAACCGAGGAAGGTTATTTTTGCGACTTAACCGGAGAACCCATTATTGTAAATGAAAAACCAATGCCAGCGCACTACGGGCGCAGGTGTTACGGGCAAACGGTCACACATGGAACCGTTGAGCGCTGTGGGTATCGCTGGTCGAGCAAAGAGTGCTTGGACTGCGGTCACCATAATGATATTGCTGCGCGATATTGTGAGCAGTGCAAGTCAGAGTTAATTGATCCAGGTGCCAAGCTTGTGATGCAATACTCTAAATTAAAGAAAGACCCCTATAGCTTAACGACAGACAAAGTGGTAACGTGGGATTGTGTTGAACATATGAGTGCGGCTGGTAATAAAACTATGAAGGTAACGTACACCACTGAGTATCGCACGTTTAGCGCGTGGTATATGGAGCGCAAAAAATCCCTGTGGATTGATCTTTGCTTAGCTGTATACGGCAAGCCTTGTCCAGACATAAGTACGTTTTTAAAGTATGTTAATAGTCACGGCAGAATGCCAGAGACTGTCACTGTTAGGCGCGAGCAGGGTAGTAAGTTTTTTACAGTGTTTGGACATAATAGAGAAGAGGATTTAGCGGATGAAATTCCCACAAAAAATTAAAGTATACGGCGATCTATCATTTAGGGGTAAATGCCC